GACCGCGAGGGAGCGCCTGAAGGCTCCTTCCCTTTCCGCACGGCCGGCATCGACGTCCAACGTGGGTTCTTCTATTGTGCCATCCGCCGGTGGAGTCGCACCGGGCACAGCCGCCTGAAGGCCTTCGCTAAGATTGACACATGGAACGACCTCGAGGCCTTCGTCAAAAAACACGGCGTGCATCAGGCCATGGTCATGGTCGACTCGGGTGACCAGGCTACGGACGTATATCGGCAGACCGCGGCCCGTGGCTGGAAATGTGCGAAGGGCTCAGGCAACGAAGACTTCTCGGTCACGACTAAGGACGGTAAGACCACCCGCCGCTTCTACTCCGACAAACAGGCCATCATGGTGCCCGGTCTTCAGGCGCGGGCCGTCCTGATCGTCTGGTCGAACCTCGCCGGCAAAGACCTCCTGCACGGCCTACGCTCTCGGAAAGTATTCACCTACTCCCTCGACGCTGGCCAGGACTACGTCGACCAGATGAACGCCGAAGTCCGCGTGAAGGACAGGCGCACGGGGAAACCTCAGTGGCTCCTGCCTCAGGGCAAGAAGGACAATCACGCTTTCGACTGCGAGCTGCTCGGCCTTCTGGCTGCCGTCCGTTGGGGCATCGTCGGGAAGGAAACAACCGAAACCGACTTGCCTTCCGCGTGAACCCGGGGACACTTCACCTAAGCGGCGGCGCCGATAGTTGCGGGAAGAAGAGCTCGTGGCGTGGATATGGGCGTCGCCGCCCCCTCCGTTGCCAATTACCGCAAGATTAAATGGCACAAGGTATCTTCATCGGCCTGACGGAATGCGAGCTTCTCGACCTCAAGGCGAAGGCCCTTCAGCTCATCATGGACGGAAAGACCCTGATGTCCTACTCAGACTCCGGCTCTTCGGCGACGAAGCAGTTCGCCCTGCCTCCGAAGGAGATGCTTAACGAGGCTATGTTCGCCCTGAGCCGCCTCGACCCGGGCAAGTATGGTCGACGCTCGACGATGGTTTACACCCGATGGGACAACCGTTACGAATAATCTATGGCCCCCCGCAAGAAAGACCAGAAGCCCGCCAAGCCTTCCGCTAGGAAGAAGCCGACGACCGCGCCTCAGGCCGCGTCGAGTGGGGCCACGTTTAATAATCAGTATAGCGGCAACCAGTGGGGCAGCACCGTCCAGACCTACGCCCGCCGCGTCATCTACGCTCCGCAGCCGGACGACATGCGTCGCGACCTCTCGCCCTGGGATCGCAATGAGATGGTCAAGAAGTGCCGATGGGCCGAGCGCGAGTCCCCGCTCTTCCGCCAGATCCTGAATGACATCTGCATCTACGTCGTCGGCGACGGCATCAAGCCGCAGTCCCACGCCGAGAATCCCGAGACCGCTCGCCTTCACGAAGAGTACTTCGCCCGCGAGTCCAAGCGCATCGACGTCTCCGGCAAGTCCTTCTACCAGTGCCAGGGCGTGCTCATGCGCTCGGCCTTCCGAGACGGCGATGCCTTCGGCCTTAAGGTCATCAACGGTGACCGCGCCCAAATTCAAATCGTCGAGGCCCACCGCGTGGGCGACCCTACCGACGCAGACACCCCTGATGATTGCTGGGACGGCATCGGCTTCGGCAAGTATAACGAACCGATTTATTACTCTGTCTATCAAGCCGACGGCTCATCCCGCAAGGTCGAGGCTCAGTCCGTCATGCACATCATGGACACCGAGACCGCTTCAGGCTCTCGCGGCGTCCCGGTGCTTCAGTCCTCGCTCAACAGCATCCAGGACGTGAAGGAAATCCTCGAGCTCGAGCGTCGGGCCGTTAAGGACAACGGCGACGTGACCCGAGTCATCAAGAAGGGCTCTGGCTTCCTCGACGACGACGCGGCCTCCGAGATCTCGTCGAACCATAACTCCGCTGAGATCATCGCAAGCCAGATGGGCGGCAAGGCCATCGTGCTCGAGTCCTCTGACTCTTTCGAGTCCTTCGAGAGCAAGCGCCCGAACTCGACCTTCGTCGGCTTCCTCGCGGCGCTGGAAAAGGACATCTGCTCCGTCCTCCCCTACGAGTTCGTAAAGGACGTCACCGCCGCCGGCGGAGCTGGAGTCCGCCTCGTGACGGCCAAGGCCGCTCGCGTCTTCGGCAAGTATCAGAACATGATCATCGAATCATTCTGCCAGCCGACTTGGGAGTATATCATCGCCGACGGCATCGCCCGGGGCGAGATCCCCGACGACCCCCGCTGGTGGTCTGCCTCTTGGACGACCCCGAAGTCGGTCACCGTCGACGCCGGCCGTGAAGCCGCGAATGACCGGGCCGACATCGAGATGGGCCTGATGTCCATGTCTGAGCTCTACGGCCAGCGCGGCCTCGACTTCCGCTCCGAGATGGAGAAGCGAGCCGCCGACATGGCTCATATTCAGAACCTTGCCCGCCAGTACGGCATCCCGTTCGAGCTGCTCTTCCGCCCGACGAACACCCCGCTCGGCACGGTCGCCCAAGTCGACCAGGCTGAACCGCTCCCCGGAACCAACCTTAACGAAAAGAAATGACCCGCTTCCTATCCCATGCTCTCAAGGGCCGTGAGCCGATGCTCATCGACCCGTCCAAGGCCCAAGACTTCGCGGTCATGGCCGAGAAGTTCGGCTTCTCCGACATGCTCGCGCAGATCTTCGGCGTGGCCCCTGCCCCGTATATCCAGAACGGCGTTGGCGTCATCCCGATCGTCGGCCTGATCTCCAAGGGCGTCAGCCCTCTCGAGCGCATGATGGGCGTGACGGACGTCAATGAAATCTCGGCCACGCTCGACGCGATGGCTGCCGACCCCGCGGTCGAGAAGATTGCCTTTAACATCTCGTCCCCTGGCGGCACGGTCACCGGCGTCGAAGAGCTCGCCAACAAGATCCGCGACGTGGGCAAGCCGACCATGGCCTATACCGATAGCGAGATGGCCTCGGCTGCTTACTGGCTCGGCTCTCAGGCTGACCGCGTCGTCGCCTCCCCCTCGGCCACCGTCGGCAGCGTGGGCGTCTACATGGCCATCCCTGACATGTCCAAGCTCTACGAGTCCCAGGGCGTGCGTATGGTCGTCATCAAGTCCTCTGGCTCCCCGCTCAAGGGCGCCGGCATCGAAGGCACGTCCCTCTCTGACGAGCAGATGGCCGACCTCCAGGCTTCGGTCGACGGCATTCACGAAGACTTCAAGGCCGCCATCCGCGGTAAGCGCAAGATGGTCGCCGACTCCGCCCTCCGTGGTCAGGTCTTCTCGGGTAAGCAAGCCGCCGCCCAGGGCCTAGTCACGGGCTTGGCCGACTCCTTCTCCAAAGCCTTAGCCTCATTCTAAAACCTATGCCCCGCATCTTCACTGACATCGACGACACAATCCTGAAAGACGGCCAGCCCGTCGAGCGCGTCATCGACTACATCGACGAGGCCGCCGAAGAGGTGGTCATCCTGACCAACCGCCCCGAGTCCGACCGCGAGAAGACCGTGGCCGACCTCGCCGCCACTGGCCTCGAGTATCAGGAACTGATTATGAATGACGGCTCCGAAGAGGCTCCGGCCTTCAAGGCCCGCGTCATCAAGGAACGCCTGGACAAGGGCGAGCGCGTCGACCTGTTTATCGACAACCGGGCCGACAGCCGCGAGGCCGTGGCCGCCCTGGGCGTCGAAGTCATGGCCCCCGAGGATGTGCCTGAAGTCGTCGAAGAGTCCGAAGAAGAAGTCGAAGACGAGGTCGAAGAGGCCGTCGTCCCCTCGGCCAAGGTTGCCAATTTCCGCAGGACTAGCATGACCATCGAAGAGCAACTCGTCCAGGCCGCCGCCTCGCTTGCGGGCCTTACCGCTGAACGCGACGACCTCCGCACCACCGTCGAGAAGATGACCGTCGGCGCCTCCGCCGAACTGGAGTCCCTCAAGGTCGAGGCCGCCGCGTCGTCCTCCAAGGTCGCCGAACTGACCGCCGCCCTCGAAGCCTCCGCGAAGGAAGCCTCCGAGCTGAAGGCCAAGGTCGCCGAACTCGAAGGCTCGAAGGCCACCGCCTCGAAGGAAGCCGCGAAGATCGTCGCCTCCTTCGGCACCGAGCCCGTCGAACTTCCGAAGGGCGACTCCCCGGTCAAGATGAGCAACGCCGACATCAAGGCCGCTTATCTCGCTCTCCCTCCTGGTCAGGCCCGCATCGCGTTCTTCAACGCGCACAAGGCCGCTCTCATTTCCCTCTAACCCTCACTCCCTAACACACTACTATGGCTACCGTCCTACCTACCGCTCCGGCTATCCTGTCTGACTACATCGTCCAGACCGTCGCCGGCAAGCTGCCCATCCTCAACAACATCTCCGTCAACCTCTCGGCCTCTGTCGGCCGCGCGGGCAAAACCGTTTTCGTCCCGATCATGGGTTCGGGCACGGCCTCGGAATTCAACAAGGCCACCAACACCCTCGCGGATGTTGACGGCGCCACGATGACCAACTCCTCGGTCACCCTCAAGCACTTCAAGTACGTCGACGAGTTCAGCCCCCTGGACATCCAGGAGTTCGGCATGCAGTACCTCATCAACGCTTACGCGAAGACCGCCGCTCAGGCCATCGTCGACAAGTGCTGGGAAGAAATCGGCGCCGTCTTTACGACCGCCAACTTCGCCACTGAAGAAATCGTTACCGTCAAAGACTTCGGCTATGACGACGTGGTGAACGCTCAGTTCCTCCTCGACACCGCCAAGGCTGGCCAGCCCCGCTCCTTCCTCGTCGGCAACGGCTACCTGAAGGCCCTCCGCAACTCGGCCTCCCTCGTCAGCTCCCTCAACCCGAGCGCCAACACCGTTGTCACCACCGGCAACGTCGGTCAGGTCGCCGGCATGGACATCTACCAGTGGAACCAGATCCCGAACGTCGAGAATCTCGCGGGCGTGGCCATGGGCCCGGATTCCCTGCTCGTCGCGACTGGGGTGCCGATGGCTGAAATCGCCGGCTTCAACGCCAGCGTCGCCACGGCTGAGTCGGGTCTCTCCGTCCAGGTTCTCGTCGGTCAGGCTGAAACGGGCAACATCCGTTGCATCGCTCAGATCCTCATCGGCGCGAACAAGGGCCGCGGCACCTCGGCCGTCCGCTACGTCACCGCTGCCTAAGCGGCCTGACATCGAAAACGGGGGCTCCGCAAGGGGCCCCTTTTTTGTGCCTGTTTGCCAATGGCCGCAGGGTTATGAGTTTATACTCTGAGTTCCTGCCTGACGCGAAAGAGATGGTCGCAGACT